GCTACTGTTTTGACACTTCAACTTTCACATTCTTGACGATTGTTGCAGCTTCAGCTTTGACCTGTTCAGTCTGATGCTTTTGGTAGTACATACCGCCGATAAAAGCGATAATTCCTGTGATTAAAATCGTAATGATGATAGTTTTGATAGTTTCAATGTTAAATTTTTTCATTTTGTTCTCCTTGTTTTGTTTTTTATTTTCTTTTACGCTAGACATTGTACTAACTCCTCTCTAGCACATATGTTTACAACTTCGTCCTCAATTCCGTCACAGTCAGGATTCGGACAATAAAATTCAGGCTCACCCTGACAGCCACACCATTCGGCTTCTTTGCCTGAACAGCAAGGTTGAATTACTTCTAGGTTATCGTGGTTGCAATACCACTCGTTATCAAAGAAATCAAAGCGATAACTTGCTCTAATTTGCTTTACGTTAATTTTCATATTTACTCTCAATCTGCCATTTGATATAATGGCTTTGTAGCCGCTCTTTTGAGCGGTTTTTGCTTTATACTGCCCACTTTTCAGCGCAGGTGTGGGAGACCTGTAGTGAGCAGCGCTGAGCGTTCGAAAATAAACAAGAACTACAAAGTTGTAATAAAACTTAACCCATCGAACGCCAGCTGAATTAAAAATGTGCTAGCGGCTATCAAACCGCTCGACGCTACCCACTAATTCCAAATTGTTAAAATACTAACTTCTACACGTGTTACGCCTGAACCTGAGCAATCTGTCACGCTTGTATAATTTTCGTCGTACGCTCTTTTACGGTGTCGCTTACGTAATCGTAATAGTACAGTTTGTTAATTCTGCACGAGATTATCAGATACGCGTTTGATAACCTCGTGGAAATTAAAAAACCACAGCGATTTGCTGTGGTTAAAACCCAAATTATGGCGCCCCGAGTAGGATTCGAACCTACGACCTTAGGCTTAGAAGTCCTCAGGTTGCCAATCAGATTATAACATAAGCTTATCGCTTTAGTATAAATCAGAGGGTGTAAAAGTTCTATTGAATATACTCTTATGTTAGCACACCCAAATTAAAAAGTCAATAGGCTCATGCTTAAATTGGGCGTAAAGTCATAAATTTGTCGAATTGCTCCCTGATATATTTGGGCGGAACGTGTAGATAATTTTGTGTTGTATTCACGTTTTCATGACCTAGACTTATTTGAACTGTTTTTATATCAGCACCGTTTAAGTACATGTTTGTAGCAAACGAATAGCGTGCTATATGAGGGCTTACGTGATAACCATACTTCTCAAACACCTTTAGCCAACGCGCTATTGTGTCGGTGTCGACTGGCTTCGACTGGTCAACATTTTTATGTATTTGTTTTCTTTTAATAAGATAGCCGTCGATGTTATTTTTGATAATAAACTCTCTCACTAGCTTCATAATTTCAGGATGGACCAAAACTTCACGGCATTTACCACCAGCTTTACCTTTTCCTCTTACAGATATGTAATTATCATAGATATCTTGCGTGCGTATTCTCACCAACTCAGAAACTCGAAGACCTGAGCCAAACATTAGATAGATGATTATTTTCATTTGCTCATCAACTTCACCTAGGACCCTACAGACTATGTCTTCAGGCACTACTGTTTTGTCTACTTTTTCTGGTGTTATGGTTTTGATTTTTTGCCACTTAAACCCTAGAGTGATTTCAAAGTCGCCTTCTAGACATCTGAAGAAGCTCCTTAAAACTGTTATCAAGGCGGCAAGACTATTTCTTTTTAAGTTGCTTTTTGAGGCTAAATACTCACGAATATGCTTCAACTGAATTTCTTCAATTTTCTGTACGCCTTTTGTTCTCAAAAACTTATCGAAGTCATTTAGCCACACTTTTCTGTCATAGACGGTCTTATCTGATAGACGGTCTACATCACGAATAAAAGATAAATACTCATCAATCACAGAGCACTCCTCCCACAAAAAAATTAATATTTTGTAGGATTTTGAGGTGCCCAACTAGTGTTGCTTTCAGACCACCCACACGGTCGTCAACTCGGCAGTAGATATGGCTAAGTTCTTATTTAATTTTGCCACGTCTAGCCGTGTCTGCATAGTGTAAAATTCACAAAGTCCTACGTGTCGAACCTACTATTTCTAGCTGGTTCAATCACCTTAAGCTCCCTAAATTCAAAATGGTAAGATGTACCAACTTTACAACCGTACCTGTTGCGGTTTTTCTCTAAAGTAACGATGATATCATTCGGAAAATCTTTCATATTTCGCTCAACCATTAAGACGATATCCGCGTCCTGAGCAATGTAGCTCGAACCTCGCAAATCGTTTATTCCAGTCTTTCGTGTATGGCTGTCTGGTGCCTTTCGCGTATGACTGATTAGAATGATAGGAATCTGATGTCTAATAGCGTTCTTCTTTAGTTCTTTTGTTATATTTCCCAATTCTTCAGCGACGTTTTGGATTTCTCGCGTAAAGTAATGAAGGTGGTCAATCACGACCAATTCACAATTTGCTTCTTCTTTGGCTTTTCGGACCAATCCGTCAATTGAGTGCCAGCTTAATTCATCGTTTTTTTGGAAAAATATGCCAGCCGCACACTTTTCGTATTCTGTTTCACCAAGGATTTTTCTAAATCGAACACCTGCTTCGCCGTGAGTCATTTCCAGTGTAACGAACAGAACAGATTTGTTTTGCTTAGCGACGTTTGCCGCGATATTCATACTTAGGGCTGTTTTACCATTACTGGTAGCTCCTCCGATAACAGTAAGCTCTCCTGGCGCTAATCCCATTGTCATACGGTCAAGTACCCAGTTTCCTGTTCGTAATCCGATGATTTTACCCCAGTTTTTCATACGTTCTTCGATTTCTTCGTGATAGTCTGCCATCATCGTGAATTCGAGCTCTTGAGCTGCGGATTTAGCGTCTTTAGCTGATGCTCCAAGCACGTATTCGTAAAGGTCTAGTCGGTCATTCGACTTCAGTGTATCGATTTTAGATTTAAGATAGGTTAAATTGTCCACGTAATATCTCCATGATTTTTGATTTATGCCAATTTGCTTTGTTTTCGACTGTTTCGAATAGCTCTTCGTATTTGTCGACATTGTGATTGATGTTAGATATGCCCTGTAACGTCGTGTAATCGTTTCTGAGCGACTTTATCTCTTCATTGTGGTATTTTATCGTTTCCGCAACAAAATGCTCTGAGGCGTCCTCTAAATCGATTTTTAAGCCATCCATGAACCATCTCCCATTAACTCATCTAGGTCTGCCATGCCTTCATGTTGCTTTTTTCGCTTTGAGAGCATGTTGTCTATCGTGGAGGCTCTGAGTAAGTAATCGCTTTTTAATTCGTTAATCTTCTTTGAGTGCCAATCGTCTTCAACGAGTATGTCTAGCGCTTTACCGATTTCTTCTAACGAGAACTTCTTCAAGGTTTCTTTGTAGCCTCGTGGAAGTATTCTGAAATTACGCTTAGTTTTTTCGTTTAGTAGGTCTAATAGTTTTTTACTAACTTCACTATTAATATTGTTCTTAGTGTTATCTATAGTGTTATCTAT